TATATTTTTAATAAAAAAGTATAAATAAATAAATCCCTTCTATCCCTTTCTTTTTATTGTCAATATTAAACTATCAACAATCACTCCCTAAATCTATCCCTCATCTATCCCTTTTTTTATTAATCTATCCCTTTACATCTTCATTATCACTTTTAATCCAGCCATGTGTCTTTTTTCTAATTTTTATAGCACCATTGCTTTTATATGTTTCAAAACCAAGAGATTCTAATTTATGAGAGAATCTCTTTTTACTTAATGCACCATAGCCACTTTCATCACAAAATTTTTTGTAACAAACATAAATTTTGGCAAAAGTATTATTTTTGACATCATGTAATATAAAATCTTCTCCATATTCATCAATAAATAATTTAACATTATCTGATTCTGTTAAATATTTATCTGTGAGTTCTTGAACCAATTGACTCTTTGTAAGCTCTCCACCATTAGCTATAATCCTTTTCATTCCATTCAAGCCCCTATTAAGTATTCTTGATTTAGCAGCTGGTGTTGATAACTTTTGGTCTATTTTCATATCTATAGTTTTTACAACTGCATCACAAGGAAAACATATAACTCTTCTTGCTATTCCACCAGATTTATCTTTGAAATTTGGCATTTCATTACAAGTAAAAATTAAAGTTGCAACAGATTTCATTTTTATTGGATTTTCATACAATGCTCTACAAAGTATCTCATTTCCTGCAGCAAGAGTTTTAACTGCTCTTGACTTTTCTATGAGTGAAGCATCTATATCATCTCCACAGTTTACAAGTTTTCCATTTATTGCAAATAAGTTTTCAGATCTATCAAATTCTTCCAAAGCTACTGAACTATGTAAGTCTCCAACAAAATTAGATATCATATTTAATGTTGTTGATTTTCCATTTTTTCCACTATTTGCAACAAAGAAAAATACATGATGCGGAAAACTAGAAGTCATTAAAATATGTCCTAACATTTCTTCAAATAACATAATTAAACTTTTATCATAGTTACAAAACCATTCAATATAATCATCCACATCTTTACATTCTGCATCAGGATCATAAGCTACATCTAAATTAAATGGTGTAAATACTGTATCCATATGTAAGATGTCAGCTCCATCTAATATAAATCCATTGTTTAATTTTATTGGATAATTATTATTGTTAGGTTCGATATCTGCTATTTTAGTTAATTGATGCAGAAGTTCATTATCCTGTGATTTTTTTAACTTTAAATTCATCTGTTCTAATATTTCTCTTAAAATATTATTTGTTCCATCATTTCCAACATATGTCTTCTTTCCGTCTTTGTCTTCTTTAAGAAAATAAAATCTACCATTATAAATTTTTAACTGAAATAATTTTTTAACATACTCTGCAACAGCAAATATATCTAATTTCTTATTTCCTTTTTCATCAGAATAATATAATTCTATTTCTTCATTATCTGATTTTTTAAATGCTGAGGCTATTGTTGGTCTCAATTCATCATCTGTTAATGGAGTTTTAAACACTTTACTATTTATGAAATCAGCAAGTTCTATTATGTTTTCTTCAAGTACATTGTTATCTTGCAGTATTTTTATATGCTTATACATAGCTTGGTTTCTTCCATCACCATCATCTAATCCAAATAAATTATATTTAGCTGCTGGAATAGGATATAATGCTATAGGTAAAATAGATAAATTATCAACTGGTGTATCGTTTAAAATTGTTCTAAGAACTCCATTGACCTTTACCTTAGCTGATGCCTTTTTCTTTCCAAATCCAGTCTTATAATCAACATTTAAACCACAGTAAGTCATGATGTTAATATTATTATGTAATTTTAATCCATTTGGAATCTTATAGTATAAGTGAGCTCCACGAGTAGTCTTTATTGCTCTGGTTGGATATTTATTTAGTATTTCTTTCCATAAATCATTGACATGATCAAAGTCGACTACTACAACATCTTCTGGAACTAAGAATGCAGCATCAGATATTTTAGAAATATCATAAACAAATTCATCAAATGATACCTTGGGTTTGCTTGTTCCTGGTTCTAATTCTATGTATTTTGGTCTAGTTCCCATGATACCACCTTTCTATCTGTGAATTTGTTTTTTTCTACTAATTTTCTATAATAATCTAAATCTAAAATACTTTTATCTAGCTTCTCAATTTCTTCATTGTGAATATAAACTCTATCTGCTGAATTTGGAATCTTAGAACGTGTCTCAACTTCATCTTTTATTTTTACTTTATAAATAGGTCCATGCTCTTTTTTCCAAGTCGCAAATATTCTATTAACTTTTTGTAGTTCAATAGCTTCACCATTTATAACTGTTTCTACATGATGAAATGTTCCACCCATTTTGGCTACTTGCTGAAAAGGCATTAAATTATTTTCTTTTATTAAAGATAATATAAATCTATCAATAGGAATGTCATCCATGTAGTAAGCTTTTAATGCCATATCTATAATTGTGAGATTATTTTTATCAAAACTTCCGCCATTATGGTTTGCGAATAATCCTTTTCCTTTTAATTTATAGCCATCTTTTGTCTTAACTTTTAAGATATAATTATTAACATCTCTTTGAGCTATTTTTACAGCATAATCATAATCTAAATTTAATCCATAGTTATTTTCCCATTCTTTGCATAATTCTATAATTTTTGGTAAATCATTATCATCATATGCTAATAAAATTCCATCCGTATTACTTTGGATTATTTTTGAATAATCTTTAAGTGATACTATTAAATCTGTTAATAATAGTTGCCCATTTATACAAATATTATTACTCATAACAGGATCATATAAATCATTGAACTCTGATTTTAAAGCTCCAAATGTTGAGTTTAAAAGTATCTTATATATTTGTTGTTTTGGATCTTTATTTCTTTTGTATTCCATTCTAGTATCATATAAGTTTTTATATAGTTCAGGATGTTCTGAAGCTCTAGACATAAAATTAAAATTAATAATCATGCTAGGATAATAACTTCCAACATCGACCATTAGCATGTTACCTTCATAGAATAAATTAGGTCTTGCTGCATGCAGTCCACCAAAAGCATAAGTATGATCTACTCCACATAAGTTATATATTAAACTTTCTTTTTCCAGTTCTTTAAAATCTTCACCGGCCAGAAATCTTTTTTGAATATCATCATAAAAATCTAAAATTGGCTGTGGAACATTCTCTTTTCTTAACTTATCAGTTATAGTGAATAACATTCTATCTTTGTTTAACCTTGCTTGTGTTGGTAACTTAGATTTATTACATTGTAAAACTTTAGCTGCAAGGTTTGCTCTTGTCTTTTTAGAATCTAATTTGGATAAATTAAATTCTTTGCAGATGTCGATTTTAGATTCAAAGTAATCTTTTCTATATTTAAATACTTTCTTTGTAGTCTCTACGTCATGTCTACAATACTTAATTACTTCCATTAATTCAGTATCTGTTAATGTTCTATCTAAGTTAAAAGAAATTGGTGTTTCTATAATGTTCATACCCATGTTACTCTCTATTTCTTTTAAACTTATCCCTGGTGGAAGCTCTTGCTTAGTATCGTAAGTTGGCAATTGATTAGCTATTTTTTTATAAAAGCTTGTGTTCTCACCATTTATAATTTTTTGAGATAGTTTATATACTTCTCCTGGTGTCATATTTCTTGATATTATTCCTGCTAAAATCAAATCGTCATAGTTATGATTGTTGAATCCTATTAAGCAATTTATATTTTTCATTGTCTTTTTCAACAGTTCAGGATCATTGTGTATTATTATTTCTTCGTCTTGAGTAGTTATTATGACAACTAACCAATCACACATAAAAACTTCAAAGTCATAAAATCCAACTATATCACTTCTCATTTATTTATCCTCCTTTCATAGAATATTGAGGGAGAGTTGAACTCTCCCTTTTATTTTTTTCCTATTATTCTTGGAAAATAAACTTGAAGTTTTGGAATTCTTTTTTAGTTGTTAACTCTATAACTACATCTTTTCCAATAAGATCATCATTTAATCTTTGTGCTAATGCTACTTCATTTGCAAAGTCTAAAGAAGTTAATGCTTCTCCTGTTAAGTTATAAATTATATTTATAAACTTTTTTAAATTCATAGCTGCCATTTTTCCACTAAAGTATACATTTGCAAAATACTTTTTATTTTCATTTATTAAATTTACTGTAAATGAAAACCATTGCGTACCTTTTTCATTTTCCTTGTATTCAAGTCCTTCTATAACTCCTTCATAAACTCCATCGGCTACAGAAAAATCTGTTTCCTTGTCTCCTGCTTTCCAATCTTGTGCCTCTAATTCTGCCATGATATCTGCTATACTCATTATTTGTTACCTCCATCTTTATTTATATTATTTGTGTTATTTGTTGTCTTGCTTGCATCTTCATTTTTTGTTGATGCTACTTGTTTAATAGCTGGTTTTATCTCAAAAACACCTTTTACTGTTTTTAAAATTGCTAAAATCTTTTTATCTTTTATATCATCTTCTTTGTAAGCTTCTCTTTTATTTGTGCATATTCTTATATAGTTGCTTCCAATCTTTTTAGTTTGGATTGAAAAATCACATCTACCCATACAAGCATTCAATGGTTTTTGTCCTAGGCTAGGAGCTTGATACATTGTTTGCCCATTATTTTCTGATTTTTCTATTGAATGAGATATAAATATAACATTCATATTCATTTGAGTTAATTCAATCATTAACTTCTTCCATACTGCATTGAATTTAGCATAGCCTTTTCCAAATGGGATATCAGCTAATGATTCAACTTTAGCTGCTTCACATATATGAATTGTTAGCATAGTTTCAATATCATCTATCAAATCTATAATTACAGTCTTATATGTATGTTTTTCAGTTTTTAGAGCTTCTATAACTTCTGCAAACTCTGCAAAGGTTTTAATTGCAACAGATGGAGTATTTACTTTTGTAGCATTTCCATCAGTATTAATTATTAATGGACTATCAAATTCTCTTGCTAAATAAGTCTTTCCTGACATTGATTCACCCCATATCAAAAAGCTTTTTGGTGTAATGTCTGCTATTTTTGGTTCATTTACTGGTAATTTAATCATTTTATCCTCCTTATAATCCAAGTGCAGCAAGTGCTGACTTTTTACTATTATCAACATTTTTATTACTTGTTATTTCTTCCTTAATTTCTTCCACTATGTTTTTATCTGCTCTAACTGTTATTTTTACATAGCCTTTTTTGTTACTGATTTTTGTATATTTATCATAAATTTCTGGTAGTTCTTCTTTTAATTTTTTAGAATCAACATTTTTAGTTGTTGTAGGATTTATTTTTGTGATCATAAGATTATTTGTAACTATTGTTTTAACTCCTACATTATCCATTAATCCATATAATATTTCTCTTTGAGTTTTAGCTTCTTTTTCCATATCACTAAGTCTAGCTAATTCTTTTTCCAGAACTGATAATTTATTTATAGTGTTGTTATATTCAACCAATCTATCATTGAAATAAAACTCTTCTTCTGTCATCTCTGGATTTTGTTTTAATCTTTCAACATCAATCCAAAATTTCTCTGCTTTAGATAATATTTGTTGTATTAATTTATCGTCTCTTTTTATTTCCATGACTGAAATTCTTTCAAGATCAAAATCTTGATTGAAGTAATCATCTGTGTGTTGAGTTTCATAATCTAATCCAGTCCAAAAATTATCTGGTCTTTTATATTGAACCAGGTAACCTTTTTCAACATTAAATTGAAACATATACATTTGCATTTGTAACACATAATCGTATACATCTTCATATGTTGTCTTGTCTCCAGCATTGGTTTTAATCTCCAAGAGCAATCCTGCATCTTTATCTAAACCATCACAGTTAGATCTAAGTCCTAACTCTTCATTAATGTTTGTGTTTTCTTTAAATTTAAGCTCATAAATACTATTGATATAATCTCTGATTTGTGGTTCTAACAATTGACCATATCTAGTGTATTCATTTCCTTTAAATGCTGCAGGGATTACTCCAGCTTTTTCTCTTGCGAGAGTAAAACAATCTTTGAAAGGACTCACATTAAACAGTGCAGGTAAATCACTCCCACCAAGATATTTATTTCTATTTTCTGTCACATTCTCTCCTGGAGTATGTGATATTAATTTTTCTTGTTCCATTCGTATCCTCCTAAATCTTCTAAATTTAATAACTTATCTACAAAGTCTTTTTTGTCATCTAACCTTGTATAAACCTTTTCTTCTATTGTGCCTAGTCCAATGTACTTATAAACTGTTACTTTGTTTTTTTGACCTATCCTATAAGCTCTACCAATGGCTTGCTCGTAGTCTTGATAACTCCAAGTAGGACTAAAGAATATTACTTCTGAATTATATTGAAGCTCTATCCCTGCCCCTCCCGCTTGAATTTGTACAAGAGTAGTTTTGTTTTTTAGATTTTTAAAGTCTTCAAACTTAGGTATTTTGCTTAGTGAACCACTGACTTCATAATCTATTTTTATTAATTCCTTTATAGCTTCAGCTTCTTTTTTAAAGTTATAGAAAATTAAGATATTAGAATCTGTTGATTCTCTAAACTCTTTTAAATATTCTAGTTTTTCATTAAATCCAGCATACTGTCTAAGTCCAGCTATAAATTTTGGAGAACTATCATATAATTCATCTCCTAAAACTCTATCTTTTTTTATAGTGATATATTCATCGCCAGCTGCAAAATACTTTTCTTCAAACATTAGATCTGGTAAATCTATACAGTCATTTTTATTAAGTGCTACACTACTTATAGCCTTCCAGCACTTATCAATGTATTCTGTGTTCTTCCAAGCTACTATTTCATAAAATCCCATGTAGTTCATTTTCTTTATTGCGTTAGCTTTTTCATAAGCATAACCACTAGCATAAATTCCAAATATAGCCATATAGTTTCCTAAATCTTGATATCCATTACTTGCTGGTGTTGCACTTAGCAAGCAAAATCCATAAGAAGCTTTACAAAGTTTTAAAGCTAATTTACTTCTTTGAGACTTTTTATAATTTTTAATGTAATGACACTCATCAAAAATCAAATAAGTATTTTTGTCTTCATCGACATGTTTTAATCTGCCGTAACTAATAACTTCATAATCTATATTTGTTCCATAGTATTTATTGAAATTATTAATTTCTCTATCCCATCCACCTTCTTTAACTTTCTGAGCTGGTGCTATTATAATTAATCTTTTACCTTGTGCATGCTTCCAGTAATGATGTATTGATAATATTGTCTTTCCAGTTCCAGTTCCTAATGGATATATATAGTTTTTTAAACTTTTATCCAGTAAGTCTTTTTGATATTGGTATAGCATCATAACAACCCACCATCTCTTAATATTTGCCAAAACTCTTCCATATTGTGAGCTACTCCAACCAATCCGCCACTATCTTTTATCTTTTGTATTTGAGCTTTTTGTAACTCTGAAACAATTCCACCATCGCTTCTTTTAACTTCTATTGCTACAAATTTACCATTTATACAAGCTACAATGTCAGGTACTCCTGTTTTTTGAAATGCTCCACCATGTACTTTAAAATACCAGTGGTTATTTTGTTCCAACCATTTTTTTATTTTATTTTCAACTTGCTTTTCTAACATTTTCAATCTCCTTTATTCATATATTTTTGAATCCATTCCTTCAAATAAAGAAGATTGTTCTAATTTAATCTTTGCTTTTTCTTCTTCTAATGTTTCTAGATTTAGTTTAGCTTGA